ATCCGAAATATGGGGGCGTTTCTGCTATATATTAATGTTTTTCCGTCTCTTCTGCTCTCTGCTTGAGCACATCCACGGCCTTGGTCAACGCCGCCGGGATGGGCACGCCCATGAGCCCGGCATTCTCGATGATGCTGATGGTCTCGTTGCACACAAAGGCGATCACCACTGTGTCCCGGATGAAGGAGCTCCCGATGACCGCATCCAGACGGCAGGCCACCAGCACCACCAACAAGCTCACGCCCTTGCGGCACAAACCCTTCCAGCCTGCCCGGCTCTCAAGGGTTCCAGTTTTGGTCTTGGGACTGGTGTGGAACACCCCCGCCACGATCAGGCCGGTGATGTAGTCGATCGCCATAAAGATGATAAGCGTCTGCAGCGCCGTGTCCCAGCCGCCCAGCAGGCTGGCAATGGCCCCGCCCACAATGCCGATGGCCGCACAAATCTCATTTTTCATTGTCATTCTCCTTTCACTTTGCCCAGCCCCTTGCGCTGGATGATGCCCGCGTAGTCCTTGTAGGCCACGCTCAGGTCTACGCCTGTGGCAATGCCGGGAATCTTTCCGCTGCGGGTGTACTGCCACATGCCGAAGGGCCAGCCGGGGGCGGGCTTCTTGGTGCGGTAGGCCGCCAGCCATACGTCGTATGGCTTGAGGGCCGCGCCGCCTATGTAAAGGTTGGTTTGCCCGAAATACAGGCCGGTGTAGAGCATGGCGTACACGCCCCAGCTCTCCACCACGCTCAGGCAGTGGGCCACGATATCGGTCAGGGCGGACTTGCTCAGGGCCGCCTGAAGCTTGTCCTCGATGTCCACGGCCACCGGCAGCTGGAAGGCTCTGCCGCCCAGCGCCTGCTTGAACAGGGCCAGCTCCCTGTCGGCCTGTGCCTTGGTGGTGGCCTTGAAGTAGCCGTACACGCCCACCGGGATGCCCAGGCGCTGGCACTCGGCATAGTTGCGGGCAAAGTAGGGGTCGATGTAGGGTTTGCTGGGTTTGCCCTCTTTGCTGTTGCCCATGGCCCGGATCATCACACCGGAGACAAGGCCGCTTGTCTTGACCTTGTCCCAGTCAATGCGGCCCTGCCATTTGCTCACGTCAAGTATTGTTCTGGGCATTGCTCTGCGCCTCCTTCTCGGTCAGCTGGACGTGGATAGCTTCCAGGTCATCTGCGGTCAGGGCGGGGTAATCCGCCGCGATTGCCTCAAAGGCTTCGCCGTTGTTCAGCCGGATGCGGAATGCCCGCACCATGATGCGGAGTTTCAGGTTGTTCAGCGTTTTCATAGTTTTAACCTCCAATCAAATCGGCCATCATAAGCACAAGGTCGTCGTTTGCCGCTTCCAGAGCGTCCATGCGGCCCGGCACGGTTTCCAGCTCTGCCTTTTTCTTCGCTTCGGCGGCAGCGGCTTCTTCTGCCTTTTTCTTGGCTTCAGCCTGTTCAGCCAGCTCTTCGGCGGTGTAGCGGATGTACCGCATCACCGGCACTTCCTCATCCCAGGCGGGCTGAGGGGCAACACCGGGCACATCGATGACCTTCACCATGTCCCGGCCAATCTCTTTACCATCCCGGTAGTAGATGGCGAGAGAGCCGTCCGGCAGCTTTGCGGTCTCTCTGTGCCACTGCGGAGCTGTGCCCTCTACGGCATCATGGTGAACGACTTCCACATCATCTACTAAATAGCCAACTTGCAGATCCGGCTCAGTGGTCAGCACAATGCCAGTCTCGTCAATAATTTTCATGTGCGCTCCTTTCATGCGGCATCATCCACCCGCACCCAGATGTACAGGGCATAGTAAGGGTTCAGGATGCTCATTGCCTGCCCACTGCCGGTGCTGCCGATGCTCACGGTATGAGTGTGAGCGCCAGCGTCCCCGATGCTCACGGTATGGGTGTGGCTTCCCGTGCTGTTTGTGCTGAAGCTGTGGGTGTGGGAACCGGCTGAGTCGGTTGTTATAGTGGCCTTGCCCGTAGAGTAGGAACCGTAACTCGAGGACGAACTGGCAAAACCGTTGCCTCCACCTACGGAGCTACCGTTACTTTTGATGGTTGCATCATGCGTATGCGAACCCGCCCAATTGGTCGTGCCACTGTGGCTATGCCCGCCTGCGCTGCCGGTGGATGCACTGTGGCTGTGGGAACCGGCGCTGCCGGTACTGCCACTATGGCTATGGCTCGGCATTTCGGCAGTAGTCTGGGTGTGGGTGGCGCTGCCGCCGGTGGTGCCCACAGGGTAGGCACTGGAAGCGCCCATGATAAACTCGCCTTCGACACGCTCCCATGTGCCACCGATAAAGCTTGCCGGGCTGGTGGGGTCGTTGCTGGCCCAGAATTTGATTCTGGCGTAATCCTCCGCACGCTGAGCGGCAAGTGATTCTTCGATCAGCTTTCTTACCGCCGCCGCATCGGCGGGGGCCCCTTTGATGGAGACGGTCGGGTCGGTGTTTGCCGCCTTTTTAGCTTCATCCGCCCAGTTCTTGGATGCTTCCTCACTGGCTTTGGCATTGGTAGCAGAGGTAGCCGCTGCCGTCTTGCTCTTCTCTGCCTCCCCGGCCTTGGTGGCGGCGGTGGAAGCGCTCCCCGCAGCGGCGGTGGCCTGCTGGGTGGCAGTGTTTGCCGCAGCGGTGGCCGTCTTTGTGGAGGCCGCCACGTCGTTCAGGGCCGCGGTGCGGGCCCGTGCGATGTCCTGCAAGGCGGTGGTATGCTCCGTCTCCGTGTCCTGCAGGGCCCGCTTGGCGGCGGTCTCACTGGTCTTGGCTGCCTTCTCGCTGGCGGCGGCGTGGGTCTCACTCAGGGCTGCTGCGTCCTCGCTGGCTTTGGCGGCAGCGGCACTGCTGGTAGCTTTCTCCTCCAGTGCGCCGATGCGCTCCTTGGCAGCGGCCAGCAGCTCGTCGGTGGGGATGCCGGTCACCCCGTCCCGCACGATGCCGCAGAGCGCCTCGTCCAGCCGGGTGTCAGTGATCTGGCCCGTAGAGATGCTGGTGGAGCCTGCCGGGCGGGTGATCTCGGCAAGGCAGAGGTCGTAGATCAGCTCGGTGCGGGAGATGGCCGGGCCCGTGGGTGTGCTGGATGCCGTGCCCTGCAGCACCTGCAGGCTGGCGGCTCTGGCACCGGCATCATAGCGCATGACGATGCGGTCGATGCGGGGGAGAGACGGGTCGGCCAGCGGCATGGTCAGGGTGTCGGCCTCCCGCTTGGTGATGGAGTAGCCGGTGAATCGGCTGGGGTGCACCCAGCCACGGCCCGCCCCCACGGTGACCTTCAGCCCGCCTGCGGCTGTCACCGGGAAGTCCTCAGCTCCGCTAAACACACCCGAGGTGAGGCCCGCAAGGTAGGCCGCCACGTCTGCGGCATCGAAGTCGTAGCCGTTGGCGGGATATAAAACGATTTTGCTCAAAAGATCATCTCCTTCAGCTTGCGCCAGACCGGCGTGCCCAGCCGCACGGTGCGGGTGGCGCTGTCGCTCTGGCTTTGGGTGATGACATCGGCCACCCGGACAGTGGCCTTGTAGCCCAGCTCCGGGATGGTGCAAAAGGCCACGTCACCGGGGGAAAGGCCCTCAGCATCGATGGTCAGCTCAATGGAGCCGGTACGGAGCTGCTCCAGCAGTTTATTCGTGCCCCGGGCCATGAGCCGCTCGAGGTAGGCCTGGCTCTTGCTGGTCTCGCCCTTTTCCTCGTCCGGCTGCACGTCCCGGGCATCCACATACAGCTCCCGCCGGTCGGCACCGGTGGCATCGGTCAGGCCCACGGTCACGGTGGCCCGGGCCTCGCCCTCGCCAGCGCCCTGCACCACAGCAACGTTGGCGTAGTCGCTGTCGCCAAAGGCCCACGCAGCCTGCTGCAGGTTGCCCCACTTTGTGCTGAACCTGTTGTTTGGGTCAGCGGTGGGCCGGTAGACCTCGAACAGCAGCTTCTTGTCTGCGTTCTTGCCTGCCAGCCGCACCCGGAAGCCCAGGTCACAAGCCGCGCCGATGGTCATCAGGTAGTCCATGATGCTGCCGCCGGAGGTCTGTGCAGTGTAGGTGGTGTCGAAGCCCACAGCAGCACCCAGCTCCAGCTTGGGCCAGGGCTGCATGGCGCTGACCAGCCTGCGCATGGCCTGTTCCGCGTTCTCGTTCTTCACGATGCTGGTACAGGCCCGCTTGGTGAAGATCCACGTTCCCGGGAAGCCGGTGACCACCAGATTGCTGTCCTGATTCTCATTGCTCCGGTGGCAGATGCGCATGGGCACATCGCTGTCACTGCGGCGCAGCCAGCGGCCCTCCCGGAGTAGGGACAGGTTCTCCTCGGTGGGTCTGACTTCCAGCGTGAACTCGCCCTCGGTGTTGTAGGGCTCGTCCCAGTAAAGGCTCACCCACACCTCCACCCGGCCCAGCCGGGCGAGGGTCAGCTCATCCAAAACATCCAGTGTCACGAGATCACCTCCGGCAGAATACCGCTCACCATGGGATAAAAGCGCACCGTCACCTGTAGGCTTGTCTCGCCGCTGTCGGCGGTGGCCTTGAGCAGGTTGTCCCCGGGGGCCAGCTCCAGCAGGTCAGACTCTTCATCCAGCAGGGAGAAGATATTCTCCTCCGTGCCGTCCTCCGTCCGCTTGACTGCCAGCTTGTCGGTGGTGGTGCGGTAGATCTCGATGACCTGCCCTGGGGTCAGGGTGGTCAGGATGCGGATGCTCTGGCCTGTGACGATGTTCAGCACGCACGGGTTGGCCACAGCGCCATCGCTCTTGAGGGTGGCCGTAAAGGGCACCGCCAGCGCCCCGGGGTTATAGGCATTCAGCCAGCCGATGGAGGTGCGCACGCCGAACCGATGGGGCTTGGAGTAATTGATGGGTAGCCTGAAGCTGGGCACAAAGCCGTTGATGCAGAAGCTCTGAGCCTGCAAGTTGTACCAGAAGGGTTTCGGGCAGAAGAGCATGAAGGCCAACACCGGGTAGGGGTGGATGCTCTTTGTGTAGGGGGTCTTGGAAAGCACAAAACGGCAGAAGAATCTATCCTCGAAATACATTGTGCCGCTGGTGAAGTAGGGGAGGCGACCGAGAAGCAGGGCGGCATCTGCGTCGCCGTGGGGGCTGTGGCAGTGGATGATGAGCTCACGGCTCACCCCGGCCACGCTCTGGCGCTCCACGCTCACGCCCACCTGGTTCACACCCTGAGCGGTCTGCACGTCCACATCCACGCCGTTGATGGGGTCGAGGGAGTAGGGCGTGCCGTAGTCCCACCCGATGTCGAGAGTGGCCCCGGCATCCGTGACCAGCTGCAAATGGTCTTTTCTGAATGGCATTGTGGAGCCCTCCTTTCATCGTTTCTGGGCCTTGGCCCGGTCGGCTTCCCAGCGTGCTTCCCGCTGGAGGTCTGCCGCCGTCTGGGCCTTGGAGTAGATATACTGGTTGACAGTTGTGTCACCCTCCCGGTGGTAATTGTTGGCGGCTGCGGCCACCTGTGCCGTGCCGGATGCGGCCACAGACCGGCTGATGGCCATGTTGTCAGACAGCACCAGCCGGTCGGCCTGCCGCACCATCTCGGCCAACTTGCTGTTTGCGGCCAGCAGGGCCTCGGTGTTGGCCTCCACAGCGCCGGTCAGGTCTTTGTCCGGGGTGGGGGCCGTCGGCGTGGTGGAGCCGGGCTTTGTGCCTGTGGTGGTCTTGGCGATGTCATCCAAACTGCGTTCCACTTTGGTCTGGATGCCGTCCACATAGGTGGTCACGGTCTTGTAGGAGCGCTCCACGCCGTCCACCAGCTTTGTGCCCGCCTCGGTGACGGTCTTGGTCACCCGCTGGGTGATCTTGCCGGTCTCATCCTGCAGCTTCTCGGTGAGCACCTTGGTGGTCACGGTGCTGCCGTCGGCATTGGTGGTCTTGCTGGTGTCGGTCATGCTCTCGATGACCTTCTGGGAGGAGGCAGAAGAACCGGAGCTGCTGGGGTTATTGGCAGCTTCCTGCTGCTTTTTTCGCTCGTCCTGCCGGGCCTTGCGGTCGGCGGCAATTTGGTTGGCAAAGTTCCAGGCTGGATTGCTGATGTAATCCACATGGTCGCCCCAGAGCCACGCCACGGAGTTATACAGGCCGATGAGGCCGTTGATGAGGATGACAAAGCCCTCGATGCCCGCCGCCACGATGCGCATCAGGCCCTCGAAGATGTAGCTCATAAAGTCCTCAACGCCCGCCCAGACATTCTGGAAAGCGTTGGCCACATCCTTGTTTTTGCCGGAAAAGCTCAACAGGGCACCCACCAGCATCCCGATGAGGGAGATGACGAAGAGGATGGGGTTTGCGTCCATGGCGGTGTTTAGGGCGATCTGGCTCGTGGTTGCGCTGGCTGCGGCGGGCACGAACTGCGCCACCAGACCCATGGCCATTTGGCTCAGGTTCCCGAACACGCCGGAAAGGGCGCTGCCCAGCTGGTTCAGGGCCCCCAGAGCGATGCTGTTGATCTGGGCCTGCTGCTCCTTGGTGCAGGCCTGCCAGAAGTAGGAAGCAGCCCACAGGCCCAGGCTCTCGAGGTCACCATCCTTGAGGGCCGTTGCCAGCGTCTCGATGGCTCCCAGCGCATCCGTCTGGATGTCAGACTGGATCTGTGCCCAGCCCTCGGTGAGCTTGGTGCGGAACTGGGTGGTCAGCAGCTCACCCATGCTGCCGTACTGGGGCCCGGCATCCTCGATGGTTTTTGCCACAGTCTGTGTGCCGTCGGCGGCGATGGTGGTCACGGTCTTGACCGTGTGCTGCACGCCCTCGATGACCTCAGTGCCGGTGCTGGTGATGACCCGCTTGACCTGCTCACTGCCGTCTGCCAGCGTCTCGGTGGTGGTCTGGGTGGTGACCTTGGCCCCGTCCACGAGGGCCGTCTGGGTCGCGGTGACCGTAGAAACTACGTCACGGACGGCTTCGATGCTCTGCGTGACCTTCTTTGTGCCATCTGCCGCTGTAGTGGTGATGGTCTTAACGTCCGAGAGGACCCCGTCCACCATCTGACGGCTGGTTTCGGTGACGGTCTGCTTCTGCTGTTTCGTGCCGTTTTTCAGGGTCTCATGGACCGTTTCGGTGGTACGGGTGACCCCGTTCTCAATCTGCGTGCTGGTGGAGGTAATGGAGTTCACTACCTCAGATGCAGCCTTTTTGGCGGAAGAACTTGCCTTTTTCGAGGATGTGGAAACAGCACTGGCCGCTTGCTCAGTGGTCTTTTGTGCAGCTTTGGCCTCCTCTTGCAGTTCCGTCCAGCTCTTGGTGCTGATGCCTTGCCCGGCCTGGGCTGCCTTGTGCCGGGCCTCCCGGTTGGCTTTGGAAGTGGCCGCTGCAGCCTGTGCATCCTTGTCTGCTTTGTAGTCATCGTAGCTGGAAAAGCCGGTATAGCCATCCTTCCCGAGGAAGCTGTTCAGCTTGTAACGGAGCTTGTCCAGCCAGCCGATGGCCGCCCCAATGGCGCTCTTTGCGATGTTCGCCACAGCCTGAAAGGCCCCGTCCACGATGTTCCGGAAGGTCTCACTGGTCTGGTAGGCAGTCACAAGGGCCGCTGCCAGAGCAGCCAGAACAGAAACCACCAGCCCGACGGGGTTGGCTTTCAGTGTTTTGTTTAGGACTTCCTGTGCGATAGCCAGGCCGGTCGCACCATTTTGGGCCGCATCTTGTGCGGCGGAAAGGGCTGTGGTGGCTGCCGTCTGTACTACAGTGGCGGCAGAGGTGGCGGTCAGGTAGCCCTTGTAGGTCAGAAATGCAGCGCCGACAGAGGTGACAACGGTGATGACCAGACCAATGGTGTCTTTTAGTTTGGCCAGCTTCTGGTCATCCTCCGTGATGGAGACCACCAGCTCGTTGGCCTTGACGATGAGGTCGCCGAGAGCCGAGAACAGGCCGTCAGTCAGTTTGCCGGTAAGGGCAGCCACGTTGTCCTGCAGGGTAGACAGCCGCCCGCTGAAGGTCTGGCTGGCTTCCAGCATACCGTTGTAGAACTGCCCGCCTTCACTGGTGGCAGCTTCCACAGCGGCCTGCAATTCCTCAAAGCCCACCTTGCCATCCGAGATGCGCTTGTACAGGTCGGACATGCTTTCGCCGGTGGCCTCGCAGATCTGATTGAGCGGGTTAAAACCCGCGTCGATCATCATGTTCACGTTTTCCAGCGTGACCTTCTGGGCGCTGGACATTTTGCCATAGGCCCGGACAAGGGTCTGCATCTTGTCTGCGTTGCCCAGAGAAATGTCGCCCAGCATCTGCAGCACGTTGGTGGTGTCGTCTGCCGCAATGCCGAATTGCAGCAGGGTCTGGGTTCCCTCAGTCAGATCAGACAGGGTGAAGGGTGTGGATGCTGCCATTTTGCGGATCTCTTCCAGCTTTTCGGCGGCAAGCTGTTCGTCACCCAGCATGACCTTGAAATTGGTGAGGTAGCTCTCCATGTCCCGGTTGTAGGACAGACCGCTCTTCACCACGCTCATCAGGGCATCGGCGGCTTTCTTAGCGAAATCGGCGATCATCTGCCCGGCAGCTACCGTCCACTTATTGACGCTCTGCTCTGCCGGGTCGCTGTTCAGCCGGACATCACCCGTAATACTGAAATCAGCCATTGGGGGCGCTCACCTCCTCATCATCGCCATGCCTGAGCCGCTGCAGGAAGGCGGCATTGTGGTCGGCTACCGTGACTGCCGTCCGGGTGTGCCGCAGTTCTTTGGGCAGGGCAAAGGTCTCCTTCAGGTCCTCGTACTGCTGGCGCTGCCTGCCCTCCATGCCGGAGGTGTCCATTGTGCGCCAGGACATGATCTTCGCCATGGTGGTTTCCTCCGGCAGCCCCCGCAGCAGAGCCAGAAACCGCCACCAGTGGATGCGCTCTGCCGTAAGGTCGATGTCGTAAGCCTGCTGAAAAGCTGCGGTCAGATAGTCCGCGTCACAGGCAAAATCCATGGCAAGCTCACCGGAACCGCTGCCTTTGCAGCCGGAACGTCCGGGCGGGTCGGCCCCGTGGTAAAAGCGCAGTAAACTTTCATAGGCCTCCGGGGCCAGCTGAGGCGGGATCGGCTCCCGGTAGAAGCGCCGGAACGCTTCCTGCGCAAAGGCAAGGGTGTCCTTTTTCTCCCGCTTGCGCTGATACTGGTTCGACAGCCAGACCATGGGCCGAAAGTCCGGGTCGATAGCGCGGCCCTCCCACTCGGTAGGCAGTGGTTCCAGCAGGATGTCAGCCATGATGACGGCGGCGCTTTGCCTTGCGCCGCTGCTCACGGTTCAGCTGAGGAGCCAGAAGGCTTGGGTCGAACTTCTGCTTTTCCTGATTGGCAGCCCGGGTCAGTTCGGTCATCACGGTCAGGGCCTTGCCCAGGTCATTGCCGTCCAGACCCAGAGCAGCTGCAGAACCTTCGCCCAGCACGTCATCGACAAACGCTTCCACGATGCGGCATTGGCCGCGGATACCCTCGGCATAGCTCATGTTAGGGGTCTGCTGTGCACGCTGACGCTCGGCCTCCTCGGCCTTTTCCAGCTTTGCCTTTGCCTGCTCCAGCCGCTCGATATCGTTGGCGTTCAGGCTGGAAAACGCAAATTCCTTATCAAAGATCTTCATGGTCGTCTCCTATCAAAAAAGCCCTCGCCGGTCAGGACGAGGGCACAGAGCTACGGGCAGGATCAGCCTGCCGCAGCGGTAGAATAGTCGAACTTGGCAGGGGTGCCGATGCCCTTTACATCGCAGGCAAAGGTGGCGATTGCGCCGGCAGAGCCGCCCACGTCGCTGGTGACGATGAATGCGGCTTCGCCCTTCTCGCCCTTGCCGGTGCGCAGGGAGAAATAGACGTAGGGCAGGATGACGCTCTGGCCGAAACCATAGATCATCTCGTGACCCAGAATGAAGTCCTGGAACGCATCGCCCTTGCAGCGGTCGCCGTTGATGGCGAGAGTGCGCTGAACGCTGCCCTTGGTGGTAACGGGGCCGGTGCGGATGTAGGTATTGTCAGAGGTGGAAGCGTTCAGTGCGCCGCTGTGCTCCCGCACATGGTCGGCACAGACGGTCCAATCCTTAACAGCATCCTTCTTGCTGGCCTCGGTGCAGATGGCCAGCACAAAGTCATCGGTGTTCTCGATGCCCTTGTAGTCGGCACTGGGGGTGATGCCGGAGGCGGTAACAGCTTCAGTAACAGTCATGTTGAAACTCCTTTCGGTTGGTAATAAACGAGCCGGAGCTGCATCTGCATTTTGCAGCTTCCGGCGCTGCTGGTAACGATATAGCCCGATGCGGTAACCGATACGCTAAGGGGCTGCTTTGGGGCTTCCAGCTGGGGCAGGTCATGCCGGTCATTCTGGGCAAGCACCCAGTCGGCCAGCTGCTCAAAAAAGCCGCTGTTGGCAATCTGGGTGCTCTGGGCCTCGCTGTATTCCCGGCGGCTCAGGAATACATAGCTTTTGGCCATGTTCCTGCCGGAGAAATAAGTGGTCAGCACAGGGTCTGTGGGGGAATCCTCAATGGAGAATTCGGCTACCGGCTCCGGGGAAAGCCCGGAGATACGGAATGCTGCCCCGTTCTCGGTCTGCTCTTCGGCGATGAGAGGGCAGGTCTTGAGCCACTCCCGCATGGCCGTGATGGTGGCTTTCTCGCTCATAAGTGGCCCATCCCTCCCCAGAACATGGTAACGGCACGGGTCGCATAAAGGGCGAGATGCTCTCCCATGTCTGCAAGTGCCCGCTGGCCCCAGTAGGAGCCGCGCAGACCTTTGTACTTGTCGGCTTCCTGCCCACGTTCTTTGTTGCCCATGAAGGTACGCAGATCGCTGCCCTCGGCGTGCAGGTAATACTGCTTGCGGGCGTAAGGGGTGTTGTACACCAAAAGGCCCTCGTCATACTTGGAAGCAGTCTGCACGCTGTTTTTCAGTGTGCCGGTGTCCAGCGGAACATAGCTGTCGATGAGCCGGGCCGCTTCCTGTGCCATGGCATACTGCGCTTTTTGCAGGGCAGCAGTCTTTTCGGCACCGAAGTCAGGCCGCCAGGAAAGCTGCATCTGAACGCCGTCCACCTTGTAGCGCAGGCCGTAGGGCTGATCAAAAACAGGCTTGCTCATTTCCTCAGCTCCCCTCTACATGAAAATGCGGCAGCAGCGGTTCCCGGTTGTCGGAGACCGCCGCCACCGTGCAGCAGATGTGTGTTTTCTCGAGGGCAGCATACTCGGCCTCGGTCAGGCTGCGGACAGCGCCGCAGATGAGCTTGCCGCCCCGCTTGAGCGTCCAGTGTGCCGCCTTTTCCCCGGGCGGGAGCTTTGCCCACTGGAAATAGGGCAGATACCCGGCGGCAGGGGGCAGCCGGATGTGCACCGTCCGCTGGGGGTCGCCGCCGGAGGTGTCCAGCTTCTCCCGCCAGCTACTCCCCGGGATGACGTGGCAGACAGGCCGGTCGGTCTCGGTGGCGGTGTCGTGGATGAGGTTCACAACGGTAACGCTGCACTGCATCAGAAACACCCCCGATACAGCAGGCCGTGGGGGTCGCTGCCCAGCGCGTTGGAGAGGATGCCACGCGCTTCCGCTGCAAGCCGCTCAGAAAGCGCCCCGCTGGCGAAGGTGACAGAGTAGCCATCGTTGGACACGCTGGAAGCCCCGGGCACGGCACAGGCGCTCTGGGCGGCGCTCATGGCATCGACGATCTGGACGCAGGCATCGGCCAGCAGGGCGGCGCACCCGGCACAGGCCCCGGCGTGGGGCTCTGCCCGGCCAAAGGTGTGCCGGTCGATGAGCCGGGAAGCCCGGGCACACAGCGTATCAAAGGCGGCCTCGTCCAGCGTGCCGCCCGCTGTCTGGTACTGTTCGTAGGTGCAGTAAAGCATGGCGGCCTCCTTATGCTGCGACCTTCTTCTTAACAAGAATGGTCTGGCTCTTGGTGACCTTGTAGGCGTAGACTTTGCGGCCCTGCACGGCAGATGCGCCGATGAAATCGCCAGAGCCGGAGAGATCCTGCAGGTGGACGGGAACGGCCCACTCATCGATGACGGCGAACCAGTTGGGATGACCGGCCACATACTCCACGTTCTCGCCCAGGGTGGAATCCTCGAACACGGTGTAGCCTGCGATCTTGCCTACAGCGCCGGTCTGGACAACTGCATCGCCCAGGTCGGAAGCCTTGATGAACTCGGGGCTCTTCAGGAGCAGGCCGTAGGTGTCCGGGGAGACCAGCAGCCAGCGGCCTGCGGTGGGCACGCCGATGGAGGACTGCTGAGTGCGTGCATCCACGATGTTGGCGTAGATGGTCTTTTCGGTCAGGGCAGTGGTATTGCCGAAGGCAGTGCCTGCGGTGGTCAGCTCCACGGAGCCGTCAGAATCCATCTGCAGGCCCAGAGAGTAACCGGCGCTGTCCAGGCGGTCAGCCACCAGATTACCGGGAACGCTCTCTGCATCGAAACCATCGATGATCTCATTCACGGCCTTGTCGTGGTCGATGTTGACGGTGAGGTAGGTGGTGTCACCGCTGGTCTGCTTTGCACCCTTGGCCTTGTCGTAGTCGTTCACCACCACCTCGGTGTCGCGGACGGGAACCTTGACGGAACCTGCCTTGGGGCTGCCCTCGTAGCGGTTGTTGCAGATCACGCCGACTTTCTTCACCAGCGTCTTGCGCAGCTTGAGGTCGACCAGATTGGAATAGCGGACCTGTGCTTCATGTGCCATAAGAATATCCTTTCTCTCATTCGATGTTGATATCGGGGTTCATCGCCTTGAAGGCAGCGGTCACGGGGTCAACGTCCCCGGCGGGCGGGGTGCCGTGCTCTTTGCCGCTGGAAACGTGAACGGAACCAGCGCCGCCCTCTTCCGCCTCGCCAAAGGCCCAGGGGTTCGCCTTGGCGGCTTCTTCCAGAGCCTTGGAGATATCGGTGGAACGGTCCTTGGAGCCCTTGAGGGCATCCAGATCCAGCAGTGCCCGGACCGCCTTGACGCTACGGCCCTTGGCTCCCAGAATGGCGGTGTTCAGGGCATTGTCAAAGGCAAAGCCCTCAGCCTGTGTCTGCATATCGCCCTTGAGTTTGGCAATGTCTGCCTCGTATTCCTCGGGCTTCTTCTTGCCGTCAAAGGCGGCAAGGCCGTCCTGGGCGGTCTTGAGCTGAGCCTGGGTGTTTTCCAGCTGGGTCTTGTACTGTTCGGCGGCAGTCTTTTCCCGGTTGACATCGTTGCCGTTCTCGGCCATGATCCAGTTCAGCTGCTCCTCGGTGATGCCGGGGATCTGTTTCTTCACGTCTTCACGCTTCATGGTGGAAAAACTCCTTTCTGTTGGTGAAACCACGGTTTGGTGACACGGTTCTCCGTCCGTGTTCGGTTGTGGGCAGGGTACGCACTGCCCTCTGCGATGGCACCGTATGCAGGAATCGAACCTGCGGCATCCGGTTTTGGAGACCGGCGCTCTGCCACTGAGCGAATACGGCATGAAAAAAGCGCCCCTGCCCGGCTGGGCAAAGACGCTGACGATATTTGGTTGTTACTGCCCCATTTCTTCATAGACAGGACACTTGAGACAAATTTGGTGGGCTTTCTCCCAACTGCAAGGCGGGGTCTTTTCAGGCGGTAGCATCAGGCTGTCGTTGCCGATGTTTGAAATATCCCAGCAAAGGCCGTCTGCGATTTTGTGGTTAAAAATCGGGCAGAAAACCTGCGGGTCAGAAATCGGAGTTGTGTTAAAAGCCATGCTGTTTCATCACCTCGACGATTTGTTTCCCAGCATCGTCCAGCCAGCCTACCGTACCGATAGAACCATCTTGCCGGATGACAATGAAACCTTTTTCAGAATAATAAGCGTGCTGTGTACCGTTGCGCTGGCTGATTGCGAGAATGGCGTGTTCAGCAATTTCATTGGCCTGCGCAAGGCTGATCTGCCGTTTTCCCATTTGCTCGATAGCGTGGCCCTCAAAACTTAGGGTGTTTGGCAACGCAGGAAGGGTAACAGCAGTTCCGGTCAATTTGATTTTACCAGATTGACGCAACGCCGTCAAATCGTTGTTAACGGCATCCAGTCGCTCTTGCCGTTTCGCCGCCCACGTCGCCTTACTGCTGGCGCTCCTGCCAAAGCCTGCCACGCTGGTGCGGGCGCTGTCCGCCCTGCCGCCGGTGGCGCTGATAAAGTCAGACAGCTCCTGACGGGTCTGCCGGAGCTTCACCGCGCTGGCGGTGGTATCGGCCCCGGCGGCATCCTCGGCCAGATACCGGCGCTTGTACTTGCGCACGGTGCGCTCCCGGGCCCGCTGCATCTGGCTGATCTCGTATCGGGTGTACTTGCCGCCGTTGTACTCGATGTCCCGGGCGTTCAGGGCTTCCAGGTCTGCCTGTGTCCAGGCAGGCGGTGCACCCAGCTCAGGGAAGATGGCAAAGAAGGTGTGACGGCAGTTCCAGCCGCAAAGCCCTGCGCCGGTGCCGTAGCCGGTGGCGGCCTCGAAGTCCGGGTAATGCTTGCCCATGTAGTCCACAGCGCCGCCCCGGTGGAACTGCCTGCCCTGCCACTCAGCGTGGGAAGGCCGGGCTCCGCCGTGGGCCGTGGTCTCGAAGAACTCAACCCCCATCTCATCGGCCCGGGCCACTTGCAGCTTTGCGCCGGTCTGATTCACACCAGTCAGCACCGCCCGGCGGGCGGCAACTTCCAGCGTGTCGGTGTGGCCGGTGGGGTAGGTGACGTACTTCATGGTGTCGGCCAGACTGTCCACCGCGCCCTTGATGGCGCTCTTGTAGTCGAACGCACCGCTGCTCACCTTGAGATGGGCGCGGTCGAGGGCGGCTTCAAACTGGCCGCTGACGGTGTTGGCCGTGGTGGCAGTCAAGTTGTGGAAGGTCCCCGCCGTCTGCTGGTAACCCGCATTGAGTAGGGCCTGCAGGGTGGCATTGTCGGCAAAAGGCGTGGGCTCCTTGCCGTAGTGATAATAGATCTCGTCCTCGGCTTCCATGGCCCGGGTGGCCGCTTCCTGCATGAGCCGCCGGATCTCGGCTTCACTTTTGCCGGTGTAGCGGGCCAGCTTCTTTACCACGTCCTGCCGGACAGCTTCCACCTGCTGGTATCGCCACAGCTGCCAGTGGGCCGTGGGGGTCATGGTGTCCATTTTGGAGATGCGCCGGGCCACGTCCCGAAGGATATCGTCCTCGACCTGCTGCCAGAGCAGCACCAGCCGGTCGGGTGCGTGGTCGAGGTAGTCCGGGGCCAGCATCAGCCGCCCCCGCCGAAGCTCAGCTCAGGCTGCTTGTTTTCGTCAGCAGCTTCCTGTGCCAGCTTGCGGGCATCCTCTTCACTGACCCCGTATCGGGCAGACAGATACTTGTACCGGGGCAAAAGGCCGCTCAGGGCATCGTCCCGCATCTGGCTCATCCGGGTCTCGGCATCGGTGATGTAGCTGTCGTCCCAGTCCACCGAGATGGGCGTTTCGGGGTCCACCGCCGCTCCCTGCAGGTTCTTTGCCGCCCACAGGATGGCCCGCACGATGCCCACCAGCGCCCCCTCGATGGGGATCTGGTTCTTGTTGGCGCTGGCCACCAGATCCTGACGGCTGCCATTGTACTCGGTGGCCGTGGTGACGTTGCCCAGCTCAAAGTTGTACCGATGACAGCCCAGGCCGCACTTGAAGCTGAACAGGTTCAGCATATCCTGCACAGCCTTGTGGTTCTGTTCCACCCGCAGGTTAGGGTTGTATTCGTGGTATTCGCTGGACTGGTCGAGGCTCCCTTCCTTTTGGGGCAGGGTGACGAACTGGCTCTGCACATCGTCATCGGGCGGAATAGAGTGCTCCACGCCCTCTTGGTCCACCACCTTGCGGCAGATGTCCGCAGAGTAGAAGATCTTCTTGTGGCCCAGCCGGATATCCTCCCGGTAGTTGTCAAAGGCAAGGTCGATGCCCTGGGCCTCGGCCAGCGCTTCGGCAAAGACGCTCATGCCCAGCCCTGTGCCGCCGTCAAGGTTCTTGACTGCTGCCGGGCTGAACAGGGCAAACCAGGGCGGGGAACCCTCCACTGTGATGCTTTCTGCCGTACCCGGCGGGGCCTGCAGCGCTTCAAATACCGGAGCGCCCGAAACTCCATCCGTTACCCGGAACCATTCGTTGCGGATGGTGCGCCGGGTCTCATTGCCGGTGTGGGTCTGCAGATAGACCGCAGGCTTGCCCTCCATCATGCACTCGGAGACAAAGGCCGCTTCGGTCACGATGCCCCGTTCCACCCGCAGGGGCAGGATGCAGGAAGCCGGGTCATAGTCCAGCTTCAGGCGGGTATCCGGGCCGGGGACAGCTTTCCCTTTCACGACAGTCAGGTTTTCGGCACTCAGCACAAAGGCACCGGTGCCGGACCAGTAGGCCTGTTCCACCAGAGCGTTGGCATTGCGCCAGAAGTGCAGCTCCCGGAGCAGGCCGCCCACCTGCTGCTCATCGTCGCCCAACAGATACCGGGCGGTGGCAGCGTCCTTGATCTGGAAGGTGGTGCGGTCGTTCAGAAGCAGGTTTGCCCAGTCCTCGCAGACCCGTTTCGGCATCCGCAGGGAGGCAATGGGGCGCTTCTTGGTGCCGTTTGCGTATTCAGCGGCACGGGTGTGCACCTTGGGCACGCTGCCCTGCCACCACTGCCGCCAGGTCTCGATGTGGCCGTAGTAGTCGGCATCGATGGCCCACCCGCGCGTCTTGTTCAGGTAGTTCAGAAATGCGATGATGTTCATGTGTTGGTCAACCTCTTGAAATCGCGCTCGATGGTGTACTCGTAAGCGTCCAATGTGTCGATATCGGTGCTGCCGTCATCCAGCCGCTCGTCCACGCCGGGGTGCTTTCCGCTGTACAGGGCCGTGGCAAGGGCATCCCGGAGGGTGGCAGCCTCCGGCAGCAGCCAGAACCGCCCGCCGCCCATTAGGATACAGGTCAGGCGGATGCGGTCATTGATGCGGATCTTGGCGCTGTTTTCCACCCGGTCGGCCAGCCAGCTGAGCTTGCAGCGCCGGAGCCTTGCCCGGATGTGATTGATGAGGGTCTGCTCCGCACTGTCGCAGAAGATAAATTGGATCTCGCCCCAGCGGGCAAAGACAGTCATGCAGAACTCCAGCAGTCGGTCGGCCAGAAAGTCGGCATCCTGCGCCACAGGGTCGATGCGCTGGGATGCCAGCCCCACCACGCCGGAATAGCCCGGCAGGATAGCCGTTGCCACAAAGGCATGTTTGGACCCGTTGCCGCCAAAGTCCACGCCGATGCGCACCCGCCACGGGTGCAGCGGCTTGTCCACAGGCCAGAAAAAACGCCCATCCCCGGCGGCAAGGCTGTCGGCCAGCAGGCGGTAGATCACGCCGTTGGCGGCCATCCACTGTCCCAAGATAAAGCGGTTATAGTAGACCGTGCCGGTGTATTCTTTTTTCAGATCGGCCACGAACTGGGCCGGAAGTGTAGGGTTATCGTCGATGGTATACGCCTGACAGTAGATGTCAGCGTCACTGTCCAGAAACTTCTTGAACCAGTGAGTGGGGCTTTCCGGGTTGCAGGTGCCGTCAAAATGGGAGTGGGGGCAGGAAAGGCGGCTTTTCAGCATCTGGAACACGCCTTCGTCCCATGTGGTGATCTCGTCACCGTAGACATACTCAAAGGCAGCGCCCTGGATGCGGGCGATGTGTTTCTTGTTGTCAGCGCCGAGGACATAGACCTTCTTGCCGAACAGCTGTACCACGTTGCCTGCTGCCGAGGTGCGGATCACGCCTACAAGGTCGGGGCCCCAGAGCTCCCGCATCAGGGACAGCACGTTGCGCTCCAGCGTGCCCAGGGTGTTTCCCATGAGCACCAGCAGACCCTCGCCCCGGGCCGCGCAGATCCGCTTCGGGATGGTCACAGCGCAGTCCAGGTAGGTCTTGCCGCTTCGTGTGGCCCCGGTCTTGACGTTCCACCGGTGGGAACAGTTGCGCAGGTACTCCTGCTGAAACTCAGTCAATGGCACTGTCCACACCTCCCAACAGCTCCTTGGCCTTTGCCAGAGCATCCGCGCCTGGGGCTTCCTGTACGGTCTCCTCACCCAGCATTTTCAACAGGACATTGGCTGCCCTGGCATCGCCCTGCTTGGCAGCGGTTGCAATGCCCATGACCACGCTCATCTGGTTGTCCACGTCCTCCGGGTCAATCTGGTCCCGCAGCATGGCATTCACCCGGCGGCGGTCGGTCTCCGGCAGGCTCAGGTAGTAGTCAGCCGCCTGACGCATGGACCGTTTGCGGCGGCGGGCCGCACCGGATGCAATGCCGCCCTTCTGGGCGATCTCTCTCTGTTCGCTCTCCGTTCGTTCATTGAACGGAATGAGATTCTTTTCATTCGACACGTCACCACCTCTCTCGTTGTCAGGGTACAAAAAAGCCGCCCCTCAGGACGGCAGAAAATAGCATAAAAAATCCCTGCATGTTTCCATGCAGGGCAATTGACGCACATCCAGCGGGAAAATACCTGAAACCCGCCTGTGGATTCCGGTGCCTCCGGCGTATGTGGGGAGGTCAGAGGGCGGGCAAGGAGATCCCGCCACCCACCACATGAGCTTCCGGTGGGGAGTATGTAGCCCCATGCGTCAGGCTGTACCGCCTACGGGGTCGGCGGCGAATTGGAACCGCCCTTGGAATCGAACCTTCCACGACTACATTCGTGAACGCGCACCACATTGCGCTCAGGCGGCATAATAGAAGCAGCTCGCAGAACGTGATGTCGGACGGGCACATTCTGGAAGCTGCTATGGCATCGGGAGCCTCTCCGGCTCTGCCGATGGTACCAGTTTACACCATAAGACAGTGGCTTTACAATGGCCTGATAGTGGCCTGTTTCAGAGCTTGAGATGTTCGATTGCGAAGCGGCGCAGTCTGTGTACCCAGCGAATGGAAAGGCCGAGATCCGTTGCAATCTGTTCCCATGTCAGGCCGTTCAGGTAGTATTTGTGCAGAATGAGATAACCGTTGTAGACTGGCACCTGAATCAGAGCCGCTTCAATCTCATTGAACAGCCTGTCACAGACAGCCAGCTGATTATAAGCCTTCCGCTCGGCTTCATCCTCCCGTTCTACCGCACGGGCAAGATTCTGATCATCTCTGCTTCCGCCGGGCGTGGCGCTGTAATCCTGCGTGATGTGCCGGGTGGCCGCCTGTGCTTCCGCCAGCCGGTAAGAAAGATTCTGGTAAGTCTTTTCGGCTTCACGGTACCGCCGCAGCCATTGCTTCTTTTCCTCGTAGGTCAAGCACCGTCACCTTCTTCCAGCTGTTTCAGCAGCCCTTCCACATCATACCTCCAGTGAACGCGCAGCAGGTGCTGCTCCACCTCGATGCCGTTCAGGGCGGCCCACTGCCATGGAATGCTCTTTCGGGTCTGGGTCTGCATGTACTCCAGCACAGCGCTGGCCGGTACGGCAAAGGTGCGGTTGACCTTGCCCCGGTAATTGATGACCACATGGGCGGTCTGGCCCTTGAAGGATGCTGCGTGGGCCATATCGGTGATGTGTTTGAGCTTGTGGTACTTCTGCCGCTCCCGGTCGAATCGGCCCAGGATCTTTTCCAGTGGGATGCTGGGCGTTTCGATGGTCTTGAGCTCGAAGTAATGGTGCATAGGGTAGCGGTACACGTCGAAGTCGCAGATGTTATCAATGGAGAAGCTCAGGTTCTCGTTGCCGCCGTAATAGGTGGCCGCGCTGTCTTTCAGTCGATAGCACCAAGCATCCTTCGGCATGGAGCTTTTCCAGTCTGCCTCGAACTGTTTTCCGGTGTTCAATTGGTTCTCCTTTCGTCGGAGGCTGCCCAATGCCCGGCCAGCTGTCGGGTCGGGGTAGTGCTCATGGTTCCGGTACATTGGAATCCTCCTTTTTCTTGGTGAGCGGACGGCGACGGGCTGCGTTTTTTAAAAAATCATTCCCGCTGGGTTCCGGCCTGTCCACCCGCCTATTGCGTCCTGCTCCAATGGGGTTCGTCATGCGGTACTCCTCGGCAGACCTACAGCCCTGGGTTTCAGCCTCGATCAGAGCCTTCCGCACATAGGCCCAGCTATGTGCCCCGGCATCAATGCACTTGCGCAGGATCACCCGCGCCAGTTCCTCGCCCAGCCGGTCAGCGTATCCTGTCAGCTCTCTTTTCCCGGAGGCACTCAGCTTGCCGATATCCTGTTCAAACTCTGATACCAAGGGTGAGGTCGTCGGTCGTCCGGTCGGCTCCGGCGCAGCCGCAGACGACGACTTGTTAGCTTGTTGGTTTGTTAGACTTGTTAAGTTGTTGTCGGCAGCCTGTCGGTTGCCTGTCGCTTGCCTGTCACTTTGCCTGTCACTGCCAACAAGCGAAGCATAGTTTTCTATCGTGACAATGCTGTATTTTGAGCCTGTTTTGACTGTCAGATAGCCTGTCGCCTGTAAATGCTCTAAGCTCGTCCGGATGTTCCGAACACTCAAATCAAGCTGTTTTGCCAGTTGAGATTGGCTTGTAACCAGCTGTCCGGGCCTGATGCTAATGCCCTGCCACTGCTTTTCCTGCCAGTTGGCGGTGAGTAGCAGGTGGAAAAACAGGCGGGCAGTGTTGGGCTCTGAATACCATTCCCAGTCAGTCAGACCGCGGGGAAAGGCAACAAAGCCACGGGATGGGTCAATGCCCACGGTCTGAACTCCTTTCTGGTGTGGTTAAAACGGCAGGTCATCCGCATCATCGTCGATGAGGGCATCTGCTTCCGGGGTGCCTGCGGCGGGCCCGGCAGGCGCTGCCGCCTGAGAGGCGCGGGGAGCATAGTCGGCCAGGTCTTCGCCGGGATACATCTGCCCGCCAGAAAGGCTGGTCTGCACCGGGGCAGGCTCATCAAAGGGCGTTGGCTCCTGAGTGAGCGCTGGTTCGGGCGGTGCCGGGGCCTCTGTGCAAAGGTCAATGAGATTCTGCATCCACCGGAAGATCACCATGCCGCCGGGCTGAATGTCGTCGGCATCCACGTCGTAATAGGTCTTGCCGTTATACTCCCGGCTCTTGAGCTCCCGGGCAAAGACAGTGACGGCATCGCCCTTCAGCAGCAGCCCGTCCCACTTGTCCAGCCCATGCCAGACGTTGACCTGAACATACAGGCCCTCCCAGTTGCCGGTGCCGGTCTTGACGCTGTGTGCCTTCACGTCAAACTTGAGTACCTGCTTCTGGCCCACGTCCTTGAGCATAGGGTCTTTGGCGAGAGTTCCGTGGAGAAGTACGCCGGTCTTGTGGGTCAGGATCACGATGCATCACCCCCGGCAAAGGGGTCGTCTGCGCTGTCAGCATCCTCCACGGTCAGGGCATCGGCCTGTTCAACAGCTTCCTTGATGCGGGTCCAGCGGGGAGCTGAAGCCTGTCCAGCTTCGTCCAGTTCCACGGCGGTGGACTCGGCATCCACATGGACTTCGCTCTCGTCATAGAGAGAGCCGAAGGTGGAGGGGAATGCTTCCCGCAGGGCATGGACAAGGGCAACCTTGCGGATCATGGTGGCTTTTTTGCCCTTCCACAGAGATTTGCCGGTGTCGTATTCGGTCAGCTTCACTTCCTCGTAACTGGGGCGGGTGCGGTCCTTGCGATAGACTTTGGCCCAGCCGCCCAGAAGTTCCTCGTCCTCGTAGACGATGGAACCCTCCCGCTTCTGGTACTCCCCGGCCACCTTATCGAAGATGATGACCCCGGCCTCGAAGCCGTCATAGCTGGGGTGACGCTCTGCCATTTGCAGGTAGCAGTTCTTGCCCAGAACGATGGTGCTGGGGGTGTCCTCGCTGTTGTTATCGTAGTGGATGAGGTAGGCTTCTTTGGTAAAGGGATTCAGGCGGTACTGCTTGCAGGTCTCGAGGAAAATTTTGCATTCGGCATCGGTGGCTTTCTGACAGATGAAGTTGCGGACATCCGAGAAGCTGACGGTCATGTGCTGGCCGTCGGCAGAAGTGATCTCCACGGGCTTGGCCGGGCTGGCAGCCTGCAGAGCGCTGCTCTGGGCGGCACGCTGCTGCATTGCAGTCATCCGGGCGGCGGTGGTGGTGCCAGTGGTATTTGCGGACATGGTGGGCGCAGGTGCGCCGGGACGAGAAAAAGCCATAAGTAAAATCCTCCAATTATTTTACAGAACCATATGCGAAGCCGCGCTTTTTAGCTTCGGCTTTGAACCATTCGATGTCTTCCGGGGTAAAGTCCACCCAGAAGCGGTAGCGTTTGCGGGCAGGTGCAAGGCCTGTGCCAGGCAGGGCGAACTGCTGCAATACCTCGCAGTCCAGCCGCCCGGAAGCTGTCACAAAGGCGTTGCTCCGGGCCTCCTGTGCGGCCTCTTCTTTCAGCTGACGCTCTTCCTCGGTGGGCGGGATGATGACCGGTGCAGCGGCTCTGGCCCGTTCTGCAGCCTGTCGCTGGGCCTCTGCCTCAGCCTGAGCCGCACGGGCGTGCTCCCGGCGGCTGTGCTCATGCAGTGCATCGTTGACGCTCAAGGCCCGCAGGTATTCGGTAATGCAGGGTTCAGTGTCTTCACCGCAGGTCTCCCGGATGAGGCGCAGTTCCTCCCGCCGGGTCTCCACAGCCTTACGCAGTTCCTTTTCGGCCTGGGCGAGGTCAAAGGTTTTGTTGAGCCACTGGGGCACAAGCAGACGGTCAAAAGAAATCAGAGGTTCCAGCTCCCCGATGCAGTCCCGGTAGACCAGCCGCAGGGTGGATGCTTTTTCTTCCCGCTGGGCCTGTTCTACTGCTTTTACCTGCTGATCAATGGCTCCGGAGATCTTCTTGCACTGGGACTGCATCTCCCGGATACTCTTCTGGAAATCCTCCAGCGGGTCAGTGTAAAGCCGCTTGGCGGCGGTCAGAGCAGCAGCCAGCTGCTTGTCCCACTTGTTGACGGCAGCACGGTCGGCTTTGGCATCTTTGATGGATTCAGGTGTGTACACACGGCCTGTATAGGAGGCCAGAAGTTCGTCAAGGTTCTTCTGCACCTCATCCTTGTTCCAGTTCATGGCCGGGATCACCGGGCGCTCTACCCGGACGGTCAATTCATTCGTCATCGGTCAGTTCCTCCTCTTCTGGCTCCCGGTCGGGGGCAAAGTAGTAATCATCGAGCGGCTCCATGGGCGGGCCGTAACGGTCAAGATCCAGACAGTACATCTCATTCATCCCTGTCACCTCCGTCATAATCCGGCGGCTGGCGGCAGAGCAGGGAGGCTTCCTCCATGATGCTGTTCAGGGTACCGCAGATGGTCTGAAAGGTGCTTTCCAGATCTTCGCCCACCAGCCGGGAATAGCTGGCCTTGCTGTTATCCCACGCTGCCCGCATCAGGCTGGCGCAGTAGTTGGCCTGCTCAAAATCCGCCTGGGCATCATCGTTGATGCGGGAGCGGAGTGCCGCAACCTGTTTCTTCAGGTTGGCGTTGTCCTTGGCCAGTTCGGCGTTCCGGGCATCTGCAAGGCCCCAGGCTTTTTCTGCGGCCCGTCGGTCGATCTCTTCCTCGTCGATGACCGCCGTGATGGGCTGTTTTTTCAAAGCGTCTTCGGCATTTTTTGCTCTCTCTTCGGCTCTGTCTCGCTCGCCTTCGGCCTTCTGGCACTGGAGCCGGGCAGCAATGCGGCCCTCGTCTGCATCGTGGTAGCTCTGCTGAAGCTCGGCGTTCTGTTCTTTCAGGTCCTGAACATTCGCAAGGGCGGCATCCCGGGCATTTTCTGCCTTCTGCATTGCTTCCCAGGCGTTCTGCTCTGCAATGCAGGAATTTTTTAACCGGGCCTCGGCCTTGTCTGCACGGTCTTTTTCCTGCGAGACCTTCAGACCCAGCCGGTTGCAGTCTTTGGCGGTGCTCAGCTGGTCGGCGCGGGCCTTGTCCCGCTCGGTGCGGAGCTGCTGGTTTTCCTTGAGCAGATCCTGATAGGCTTTGTTAGTGGTGACCTCACCGTTCTTGACCTTCTCCACTAGCTCCTGCGGGGCGCTGGGTTTGGCCACGGCGTACAGCAGGGTGGGCGGCAGGGCTTCCAAAATGGCCCGCTGGCGTGGGCTGCTGCCGTCCATCAGGGCAGAGACCTGCAGCAGGTTGTAGGCGGTTGACTTGGTGATGCCGATAGAGCAGCACCATGCCCGGAACGTATCCTCTTTTTTTGCGAACTGGCCGTTGTCCAATTGTTGGACAACGGTGCCGCACAGTGCATCATGGGCGGCGGCGATGGCATTGCCCATATGCACAAGGCCACGCTCGGCCATCTGCTTACCGTGGCGGTATTCGTCCTCGGCAAAGTGCAGGTTCTCCACGGTCTGGTCGGTCAGGCCAGAATAATCAAACGCCGGGCATTTGTCCTCGCGGATAAAGGTCAGGGGCTTGTCCTGCATGGTGCCAGTTGTCGATACAGAAGAACCGCCCGCCGATGCGGCAGGGACCGATTCGCAGTTCTGCAGGGATGTTGCGGGGGTCGATGCGCTTGCATCCGCCCCGCTCTCCGAGATGGTCGGCGTTGCCGCTGTGGCAGTCGGGACAGCATTCTCTGCTGTAGTCACAGCAGCATCCGCATTCTGGGCAGGTGCACATGAGAGAATCTCCTTTGCTTTTTTGATGTCGGCAAGAATCTTTTCCATTTCCTGCTGTGGTGTCATGTCCTTGCGGCTTCCATCCGGATTGAAAAACTGACCAAACAGCTCTCTTTTTGCGGCAACACCTTTCAGATTCTGAGTGCATGTGATTGTCAGACAATAGCGCCCGTCAGATCCATAGTCCGATGCACGAATATCTTTGGAAAATGAGCCGAAAATCTCTCTGTCTGGATAAGTGTCTTTGATCCATGCGGAGACCTGAGATAGAAAGTCGAAGTCCAGACTATGCACTCGACAGGTGCATTTATCCTTGATAGAGCCAGCGAACTCTGACGCATAAGTGAGGGTCTTGCTCATCCGGCACTCGTAGCCCCGAGTCTCCCGGCTGACAGTTCTAGCACTTTCGTCCCATTGAAAGCCTCCGTATGGCATGGCATAGGGGCATCCCCAGCACTCATGGCCGGGCGCGTAACCAGATAGGCGGTTTCCAGTGGTACTGGCATCGGTGGATTTCTTCACTCGCCGTCCGCATTTGCAGATATAGGTGGTCAAACTCTCACCTCCGTGCCCTTCAGGCGGTCCAGCATCTCGGTCTGTACATCCTTGTTCATGGGCTGGATGTTGTTGCCCTTCCATCCGTAGCAGAGGATAGGCCCGTAAAGCTGGCGGCCTCGGTACTTCCGGTTGAGCAGACTGGCGGGCTGGATGGGACCATCGTACCGGCCCACGAACAGCACCGCCGGGGTGCGGGGCATCACGATCATCTCGCAGGGAGTTCCCAGCCGGTTCTCAATGGCCCACAGGCTGTCGGGCAGGGATGCGATCACCGGGGCCTTGCCCGGTTCGGCTAAAATACCTTTCATTTGTAAAATCCTTTCTGATGTGATATCATCAAAGGGATGGAGTCGTTCAAACCATCACCCTTTGGGCTCGTCCGTGTTACCAGCACGGGCGGGCTCATTTGCTTTTCATGCGCCCCTCCGGTTCTGCCGGTAGTCCGGCTCTTCGGTACGGGCGTGGGTGCGGTCAATGCGGCCATAGCGGCGGGCGTTCTGTTCACGATCCTGGGCGGCAAAGCCCAGCCGCAGGAACGCTACCGCTGCCAGAACCAGGCACAGGGCCGTGACGAACTGGCTGTCAGAGATGGAGCTGCCCAGCTGTGCACCGCCCTCGATGCCCATGCCGTACAGCAGACTTGCGGTACCGCTGGCAGCAGCCAGCCAGTACCAGACGCGGGATTTAATCTTCATTGGGGGATTCCTCCATTCTGTCCATGAGGTCTGCGGCAGTAGTCACTATGCTGAGCAATGCTTCCGGATTTCTTTGATCTATGCAAATCCCGGCAATCAGAGCGGCGCAAAGGGCTTTCTGTTCCATCTCTGTACCGCAGGCATAAATCTTGGGGTTCCCATCCTTCCCCAGCTGGATTTTTAACTGAGCGTTCGGGCTGATGTTCATGCTCCTACCTCCTGAAGACAATTGACTGCGGGTCTGCAGTCGTCCAATGCCCATCCGATGACCGGGTGCCATTCGCCATCAGCAAAAATCTGCAGCCCGGTGTGGCTTTCATCTTTGATTTGTCCGCCCAGCTGGTAGCAGCCAGATGCCTGACTACCGACCCAACGGAACCACTTGTTCCAAAACAGCGGTGCGATGTACGCGCATCCAGTGGGCGCTGCGGCCCGCTCGGATGCAAGGGTGTAAGGTTTCATGCGGTCTTTTCCTCCTTTGCGATTGCCGGGAAGAAATACTCCCCGATTTTTTCTTGTGGGATGTGCAGTGCTCTGCAGATGATGACGATTTCGTCACTCCTCCAAGGTTGTGTCCCCTTGAGCCGTGCGGTCATCGTGTTGGAACTTACCCCAATCAGGGCCGCAAGTGAGCCCTGGTTGAGATCCTGGTCTTCTGCCAGACGACTGATTTTGAGATAAGGCTTTTTCACGTTGCTCACCTCCTTGTTGGCGGCTCCCTTCTGCGGTATACTGGGGCGGAAGGAAGGTGAAATAATTATGAAACTGTATCATATTGATAGAGTAGGAACATTGAAAGATGGACAGCGAATAGAATTGCTCCCACTCACTGTTCTTCCGGAAAGAACTCGTGCTTCCCGTTTGCTTTTGGAATTCCAAAGAGGTATCTCGCTTCATGGAAAAGGGTATCTTGAAGGTACAATGCCTGAGATTCCTTTTGACAGCAAAGACCAGAAGGCGATTCTTCCAGGGACTCTAAATGCTGGAAAATGGAAACTTGATTCCAGCATCATAGAATTGGTGCTAGAACTTGTACGGAGAAATTACTTTCCAGATAAAAACTCCCGCCTCACAGCTTTGTTTGCAACGGACGATATTCGATGCTGGGAAAATCTTTTGGACAAGAAAAATTTTCCGGAAGAACAGGTTTTTGAATTAAATGTTGCGGATGATACGCCCCGGTATGATGCCTCCTGGCTCAAATTTGGGTCATATTACGGATATGATGAAAGTGCTTGGTGGATGGGAATGGATATAGCGAGAGGCTACGACATGGCCTATAAGTATTGGTCTGGGGAATCTACGACTTCTCCCCAGTACGAGTATCTTGTTCAGCTGCCAATCGCTCAAATTCACCTTGTTCACGCATCCTGACTGCATGGTCATAAGCGAATTTAGCTTCAGCTTCGAGAACCGATGTATAACCGCTCTCATCCATTGCGTGATAATGGGTAGTTCCTTTTTGATCTGGTGATACCACCCACTTGGCTCCAGGATTTGGAATGCTGATACCAATGCTGTTCGTATGTGCTCCAGATGCTCCGAACTCGGAACACCCAAACGTATGACGCGGCGTTTCATCGATAGTCAGCATGTGTGCTTTCGGCGCTGATTCTGAGCCGCGAGGAAATACGCACGTCGGCCTGCTACACGCCGCCACCGCTTGAGCCAGATCTGCAGCCGCAAAACTCAGTGCGGCCAACGTCTCCCCGTGAGCTTCTTCGGACTCCTTGCTCACCAGCTGTAACTGGTGGGTGAGGAGTTCTTTGATTTCCGGTCTTTCGTCGGGCTTTTTGTTGTCGTTCATGTGGTTCACCTCCTAAACTAAAACTGAAAAGTGTAATTAAATTCCACTTTTCTTGCAAAAAAAGATGGCATCGCGCTGCTGCATGTCCATGCCGAGAGTGTTGGCAAGAGTGTCGATTTCGCTCGCCTTAAACTCGGTTTCATTGTCAATCTTCATCTGCAAAGAATACGGTGTAAGGCCCATAATCTCCGCAATGGCTTTATACTTCAGCCCGGAGTTGGCAATGATGGAACGAAGCGTAGTGGTATCGGTCATTGTTTTCACCTCCTCTCAAGTGGAATTACGTTCCACTGCCTGTATGATATCACTGAGTGGAAACAAAGTCAACCTTTTTTGAGAAAAAAGCAAAAAATACTTGAATATCATTCCACTATATGATAAGATAAGAGCGAAGGTTGGTGATTTTATGGCAACTCTATACGACAGAATTAAAAGCCGCCGCACGGAGCTTGGATTAACAGTTGAAGAACTGGCCCATAAGATGGGCTATAAGGATAAATCATCTATAAGTAAAATTGAAAATGGAAAGGCAGACATTCCGCAATCTAAGATTGCAGCATTTGCGGATGCGCTGCAAACCACCCCCGCCTATCTGATGGGCTGGGAGGAGCAGCCTGCCCCGGCTGCATCCAAAGAGCCCACTGTTCCGCCGGGCTTTGAGCCGATGCCAGCCATGGACGTGGTACCGCTGGTGGGACGGATCGCTTGCGGTACGCCCATCACGGCAGAAGAGAACATCGAACAAATGGTGTGCGTGCCTTCCCGCTGGCACTCCACCTTTACACTGACCTGCAAGGGCGACAGCATGGAACCCCGCATCCACGATGGCGATCTGGTGGCGATTCGCAGCCAGCCAGAGGTGGAGAACGGCGAGATCGCTGCTGTGCGGATCGGGGAAGAGGCTACCCTGAAGCATGTCTATCTGCACGAGAACTTCATTGAACTGCGGCCGGAGAATCCGGCTTTCAGCAGCATCATCCTCAGCCGGGAAGATATGAATGCCGTTGTCATTGAAGGCAAGGCCGTTGGGCTCTGCCGGGATATCTGATGTTGGAGGAAGTCTGCCATGTCAAATAGAAAATCTGTTGGGTATTCCAAAAAGTATGCCCAGGCCATGAGGTCCTTTGATAGAAGTGTGACCAGGACAACCAACGCTGTCTCGCGTGCGGCTTTCGGTCAGACTAAACGAGGACGGACTCGACAGGATCTCAGCGCAACCTCAGGCAACTTGGAAAGAACCAGTCTTACGAATAAACAACTGATTGCTTCGTGTGTTGTGGGGGCAATTCTTCCGACTATGTGTCTGGTTGGAAAGGATGCGGCAACAGAAACAACAGGAATGCTTCTGCTGGTTTTATTTTTCTTTTTTGCAATACCGTTTCTTGTAATGGTTTTGATCTTTATGGCATTCAACGCAGTTACGCGCCCGAGAACGGCATGCATTACAAATCAGAGTTGCGCGACAGAAGAAAGCACAAGCGAAGTGAATGAACCTGCACAGCTCTACTCTCCTAATCCTGAATGGATGGGGCAGACTGGCCTTGTTGATTCTCGCGCAAATGCAAGGGTCTTGGCTCCACAGTTTTTGAAACAGGCTCAGGAGAGCGCAAAAATCCTTCAGACGACTACTGAACCGGATACCTTCTTTACGAGATACGATTTTTGCGTTGGCCGTTTGATGGAACTTGAAAATTGCAAAAAATATGGTGCACCGGTAAGCGCAACGAACGACTTAAAGAAATACCAGAACCTTGAGTTCCGAGACGGTGCAGTGAAAGAAATTATTCATCGAACTGAAGAAAAATACCAGACCAAAATTGAAAATCTGAAAACAGCAAAGGCAAAACAGAATTGGGCCCAAAAATACCATCAGGCATTTGAGCCGTATTTGCCCTACATGACAGATAGTCAAAAGTCTGAACTTGAAGAAGCAAGTGAATACCTGCTCGATCTAGCTCAAAAGTAAAGGTGCTCGTCCATGAACTGCACCGGTTCTTAGAAGTATGAACGTGCAGATGGAAGAAGAAAGCAAAAGAGAAACTAGATAATAAGGGAGTATGTTTGTTATGAGAAGAAAATGGCTTCGCATTTTAGCTGTTATTTTAGCGCTCTGTATGAGTATGCTATGCAGTCCTGTTGCATTTGCTGCAACAGACATTAAGGATTTTCATGTGGTTCCCTATGCACAAACTGGTACACTGCAAATCGGGCAACGTGTTTTTATCACAGGCACGCCTAATTACAGCGCCGCTACCAGTAATGATACCACCAATCTTTTCGGTTTTGATACTTCGGAAGGCGTTTGGTATATTTCCATAGGCAAAACCAGTGTTGCTGCATTTCAGGCGGCGATGCCTGCACAACAAGTTACATTGTATGGCATGTATGCAGGCACAATGGAAAATGGGATGCCCATCCTAGATATTCAGCAGGGAGCTGTGCGGTGCAATTCGGAATTGCTGGAAGCACCGGACTTGAGTGCTGCAGGGCAGAAAATTGTTGATGAGGCTGCGGCGAAAGCCGCTGAAGAGAAGGCGGCTGCGGAACGGGAAGCGCAAAAACAGGTGGCCGCAGCACAGCAGTCGGAGAAGTCATCCGTAAAGTCAAATAGTCAGATGGTGTGGATTCCTCGCACTGGTCATAAATATCATAGCAATCCGTATTGCAGCAACATGAAGAATCCATCAAAGGCTGATGTTCAGACGGCTAAGAGCATGGGGTACAGTCCATGCAAGAAGTGCTATTGATTCATTGAAGGTTATACAAAAAACTCCCCCGGTGCTGGAACACCGAAGGAGTTAAAAGAAGCGGCTCACCCAGAAGAGGGCATCGCACACTCGACACTGCGATTATACCTCTTTTGGGCGGGCTTGTCAAAGTGTACCCCAAAGGAGGTATTTTTTATGGGAATGCGAACCAACACCGCCCAGTGGCTGCCGAACCAGAACCGCTGGCAGATCAAGGTGCAGAAGGACGGGGTGCGCAAGACGTTCACCAGTGCAAAGCCGGGCCGTACCGGCCAGCGGGAAGCAAATGCAAAAGCGGATGCCTGGCTGGATGAGGGCATTTGCAGCACCACCAAGCGCTGCTTGGAGGTCTGGAACGAGTATCTGATCTCGGTGCGGGCCACCGCCGGCACAAGCTATGCCCAGCAGGTGGAGAAGTTCGGACAGAACTACATCCTGCCAGTGGTGGGCGACCGCCGGATCGGTGACCTGAATACGGGAATGCTGCAGGATGTGCTGAATCGGGCATACAAGGAAGGCAGCATGAACCCGCAGGCTACCCGAAAGAGCAGGGGAAACCTCTCGAAGAAAACATTGCAGGGAATCCGGGCGGTCGAGGTCAGCTTTGTGAAATGGGCCCGGCAGCATAAATACACCGCCCTGCGGCCAGAGGACGAGGGGCTCACAGTACCAAAGGGAGCACGTCCAAAGGGCCGAAAGATCCTTCAGCCGGACGCATTGCGGGTCCTGCTTTCCACGGATACACGCATCGTCCGTGGCAAGGTTGAACAGGATGCCAATATCCATGCCTACCGCTTTGCGGTCCTGACTGGCCTGCGCCCTGGCGAACTGCTGGGCCTGCGTGTGGGCGACGTGGAGGGCAACCGGCTGCATCTTGCACGGGCCATCAATACCTTTGATGAGGAAACACACGGCAAGAACGAAAACGCTATCCGCACGGTGGTCCTGCATTCGCTGGCGGCTGCGGAACTCCACGCTCAGCTGCAGCAGCGGGCCTTTGAAGAAGAGCGGCCTCTTCGGGGTGATGATCCAATCTTCCTGTTGGAGAATGAGCACAGCCTCTATAACTACTGGCAGTTCTACCAGCGCAGCAACGGCATTGACCCGCCGGTGAGTCTGTACGAGCTGCGGCACACCTTTGTAAGCATCATCGAGGATGCTGTGTCCCCGGCAGAACTGCGCCGCATGGTAGGGCACAGCAAAAGTATGGATACTTACGGCTGGTACAGTCACGCCGTTGACGGCAGGGCTGACACAGCAGCAATGGCCGTTTCAGATGCTCTGGCAGAGTATTCTCCGCGTACAAAATAACCCACTTTGTAACCCGTTTTTGTTCCTAAATGGTTGCGATAACCGATAATTGATTTTTGGTGAAATTCAAAAAATGCGCATGAATCCATCACAATTTCAAAGCGCATCCAGCGAATTGTGATAGTTGAGCTTGTTCGAATCCACCCGCGCCCACCAAACAAGAGAAATCCGAACCTGTTTCCGATTGGAGAAGGGTTCGGATTTTTCGTTTTCTTCGGG